GATCGTCCAAGTTTAGCATCCTGTTCTGAGTGTGGGTCATCAATGATAAACAAATCAGCCCCGCGACCAGCGAGGGCACCACCCACACCAATAGCAAAATATTCCCCATTAAAATTTGTCCCCCATCGTGATGCTGATTTACTATCTGCTTGTAGTTCTACTTGTGGAAAAATGTCTTTATAAGCGTCACTACCCACGAGGTTACGCACACGACGCCCAAAGTTAACTGCCAAGTCAGCTGTATGAGATGCCATAATAACTTTTTTGTGTGGATACTTACCAAGGAACCATGCCGGCGCAAGATATGAAATAAGCTCCGATTTACCGTGCCTAGGAGCAATGTTAACGATAACTCTCTTCTTCTTGCCATTAGCAATCTCTTCAAATATCTTAGCCAATCTTCGATGGTGATCTCCTATCATGTAACCTGGATACACGTGCATAATAAAGTCTAGAAAACTATCCTTACCGTGTTCTTGTACCCAATTCTTCTTAAACACTCTTAACTTCGCTAGTGCTACTCTCTTCTTGTTATCATCCAGATGTGGAATGATCTGCATTAACTCCGCGGCTTTCTCTGGGGTTAGCCTTTCCTCACTCATCTGTTTTATCTTCTATTACTTCTGCATCTATTGTCTGCGCTGGCTCCTTCATGAGTCCTTTTTGCTTGAAGTCGTTTAACATAGTAAGAAGTTCTTTCTCAACCTCCTCCATCGACTCCATCTTGTGAGTCACTTCAGTCTTCTTCTTAAACGCGTCTACACCATCAACCTCGCCTAACGCTCTTAATGCTGTTGTCTTCTCTTTAGGATTCTTTGTTGTCTCTATGACCTTGATTAAATTGTTAACTACATAGAGTTTATAGTCTGCTAGTTCCTTTGCGAGTAGTACCTGTGTCTGAGCTACCATACCTGCACAAAATGCCATCGTAGGATCGGTGTATGTACCATATTCAGGTTTAAAGTTGGGATCTGTCATGACTCTTTTAACAAAGTCGACTGCTTTTTGTTGTTCTGCCGGGCTAGCATCAGGAATAGGTTCACCTTTTAGATCAGCTATGGTCTTAACTGTCTCAACTCTAACCTGTAACTCTTCTTCCATACCTAGTTCAGGCATAGCATCTTTAGGATTTTTAGGCAAAGGGACGTCCTCATCGATGTTGGGCATCATAATTACGTAAGAAACGTCGTGATCAGAGTTATCTGATTGATTTTGTTGACTGTTTAGGTCGTTCATGTGTCGCTGTTACACCTTTGAATAGAATTTGCAGCTTATTTAACTATTTTAACCTAGTTTTATCTTATTTGCACAGTCTTTTGGTAGAATGTCTAAATGAAAACTACGTTGACTAAGAAGAATTTAGAGATTTTATACAACATGGCGTGTAAATTGCCGCCCTTTAATAGACTTCCTATGCCTAAGTCGGACAAAGTTAAGTTCCGTGTTATCAAAAACCCTACTATATATGGCTGTTTTGACGAAGTGGACATGGCTATTGAAATAAGTTCTGGTTCTTGTGGTCATTTCATCACTATTTTTCAAACCCTCCTCCATGAAATGGTTCACTTAGCTCTCTACGTTCGAGGCGATGATGACTTTGATCAACACGGGGCTAAATTCATGCGTATTAAAGATGTTTACTCCGAGCTTTACAACTTCGACCCTAAAGCTATCTAAGTAAAACCTTGCTTTACACCCCTACTTTTCACATTTTTTTATAGAAATTTTTTTTGTTGACCCTTTTTATTTGGTATGGGGGGTGTTTCTATATTTGACTTTTTTTCTGACCATTTGCGTTGGGTTCAATGTAGGGAATGACGGGACTCCTACTTTGTAAAACGGGGTGATGGGGTGCGGGTGGGGTTCGTAGTATGCGACCGCGTCGCGCCTAGTTCCTACCGCGTCCACGAAGTTCACCGCGTCCGCCTCGTTTGCTTGGTTATTACCCCGTTAAACTTCGTCCACCTCGTTCACTCGGTTCATGGAGGCGCGGTTCGCGCGTAAGTCATTGATTATATTGAGAAGTTCATGAAGTTCACGTTTTATTTTACGGCGTTCACGTTGTAAGTCCTTGATTATATTGAGAAGTTCATGAAGTTCACGAAGTTCATGCCAAATAATAGGACATCGGGAAATGAGTTTCGAATTGTTTGCACGTCGTTCGACTTCGTAGAGCAGTGATCGTCCTCCCCCCTTGTCCTCTTTTTTTAACATGAACCCATGAACCAATCATTAATAATAATAATAAATAATATAATATATCTATATAAATCAATAACTTAACTCTCATTCACTCATTCATAAAACCTTCGGTTCACGTTTTAAAGTAAAGTTAGCAAAACATGAACTCATGAACCTGTTATTAATCAACGACTTACGCGCGTTCCGCGCCTTTTTTTAACCCATTGTAAAAAATTACTATACAAAGTTTAGATTGTTTGAGATAATCGCGGACGCAGTATTAATTTATCAACTACAAACGAAAGGCATTATATGAACATGAAACCCACCTACACGATAGATCAAGTAGTCATAAGAACGTCACTCGATAACGGCGTCCGCCACGTCTTTTGGAAACTGATCGACGAAGTCATGGCAGAAAACCCCACGTTCACACAAGACACCTCGCACGACCACAATGTTTTAATCGAACTCGCGGTTAAACTTAACAACCTCGCTTATGACATTGAAACATCAGACGCGCACGACGAACACCACAAAACAACAACCAAGCACTCGCAATATCAACGCGCAGTATTTCAACTTAAAAATGACCTTTCCGATCTCGGATATAGGGGCTAAAAATGAACCTCGACTACCTACGCCCGAGAATTGAACGGGCATTGAAACAACCCGACGCGCTCAACATAACCGAGCGCGTTATTCTCTCAACTCTGCTTTTTAATAGCACTTATGAAACCGCGTTCAAACTACGCCTCTCAATTGCACAAGTAGAACAAACAACGCGAGAATTTTTTATCAAAACTCAATACAAAGGACAATAAAAAATGGAAACCAACGAAACCCCGTTCAAAAATCAAAAAGAATTTGACGCCTACGTTAATCGAACCGCGCAGAACATGAAAATAGAACACAACCTCGACGACGACGCGCGATTTTTGGACTTTGACGTGATCGAACAGGAAATTTATTTTTACATGGACGAAACCACAGGCGCGAGAGTTTACGACGCCGAACTTATGCTTCAAGAATTTCAAGACAAATTAAACCAACTCACGAAAGGCACAAAATGAAAACCACACCAACCCAAGCGCAACAACGCCATGACGCAATAGAAATTTTACGAAACCAACTCCGCCCACAAAAAGCCTACGAGGTCATGAAACCCACCGCGCAGAGTGTGAACATCATCGACGGCACAATAAACGGGCATGGAGTGAAGTTTGTCTTTTACTATCAGCCAACAAAGGCGGACATGGCAAACGCGCACCACGCGACAAAGAACCTAGAGAACAACCTACGCGACGGCGTCGCCAAAAGAAAAGCGCACCTTTTCAACTTGGTAGAAAACGACGTGACCGAATACACCGACATTTTAACGATCAATTCAAAAGACCTAGACGAACTCAAAAACGAAAGCGAGGCATTAAATGAACGTGAATAAAACAATCCAACAAAACAAAACGGGCGCGGACTACAAACGCATAATAGAAACTATGCACAACTTGAACACGCCGAAACCCCCCGCGCTTTTAAGATATAGGGACATCTATTCGGCGGTAAGCGATCAAGAGTTTATGGCACGATTGCAACTATTTAACCCGACGCCGAACGACTGCGCGGAAACGCACCTCTATTTAAAAAACGCTCGATCAAATAACGTCCGCTTTTTTTTAGAATATCAACTCGAGAAAGACGACAGAGCGAAACGCCAACAACTCCGCAAAAGTAGATATTCACGCTCGGACTATTACGCACAAGGCGGGACGGAAACCTATTACAAAATCAACGGCGCAACACTCGCGAAAACGATAAGCGACGTGCGCAACCCTCCCGACGTAGAACAGGAACGCAAGAACCTCGACTACACCCTCCGCGCTTGTGAATATATAAAGCGCATTGAACAACTCGACAAGGTGCGGGACAAACTCGAACCGCGCATTAAACAGATCGATCAAGAATTTAACGGCGGTGAGTGGGTTCACATGAATTGGAACGCGATCGGCATTACAGGCGAACAATTCGTGGCATTAGATTACCTTTTCAACTTGCACCGCGTCCACGTCAGTTTAATGAACCCTCTACAGATAGCACACTATCCGACTTTAAAACATTTAAGGGACGGGCGCGAGGTCGTCACAAAGTTAGGCAAGTATTTAACATCATTCAAGGACTTCATCGGCCTAACAGAAACAGAGATCAAGGACGCCGTCGAGAAATATAACGCAATCGTGGCAAGTCGCACGGGCTGGGAAGTAAAATACATTGAAAGCACCGACGCCGACGGGTTCGTCCGCATATACCGCGATTGTTTGGCGGGTTCATGTATGAAAGGCGAGGACGCCGTCCGAGTTTATGCGCATGACAAATCGGTGATACGCTTGGCATATATTCAAAGTAAGTCGGGCGACATACTCGCGCGTTGCATCGTGCGGGAGGACTTGAAACAATACGTTAGAATTTATCCCGACGCCAACGGCTCAACGGAGGGCAAATACCTCCAACAATATTTAAAAGCCAACGGATACACTCACGGCAACCTCGACGGGTGTTTATTGCAGATGATCGAGCATGAGGACGAGGACGACATTTTTGTTGCACCTTATATCGACGCGGGAGTGAACGGCAACGGCTCGGAGGGTTCGGCACAATCGGGCGAACTTGTGGACATCGACAACAACACTTATATTGAGATCAACACGCATGGCGAATTAAGTTTGACCATGACGAACGGCTGGACGGACGACGTGCGGGACGAGGACGAGAGCGAGTGTGACGACTGCGGGGACATGGAACACAACGACGATATGACTTACACGCATCACGGCGACTATATATGCCGACATTGTTGTGATAATAATTATTCTTATGCTTGGATCAATAACAATACTCAAGACTACGTTCACCACGATCACGTTATTTGGGCGAATGATGACGCATACCATGAGGACTGCGATTTATCCGCGCATGATATTTATGCTTGTGAGGAAACGGGCGACTATTACCACATAGACGACCTCGTTATGACCTTACGCGGTTTTATTTATTTTAATTTAGTGGAGGACATAGACCACGAGGACGCGGACGGCAACCTATCAGCACACGAGGACGACGTCCACGAATTAAGCGACGGGACAACGTGCCACACCGACGACGCGAAAGACTTACAAGCAGAGATTGACCGCGAGAAATCGGAGGACGAAATAGAGATTATAGAATACCCCGACGCATTAAAAGAACCACAACCCGAACCACTCGCGCCCGTGTTTGAAATATTAAACAACGCAATAGACGCCAACCAACAAGGACAACAACAAAATGAAAACAATTAATAAACCAATCGACAGACTATTAAACATTCTTACATACAGACGCCAACATGAAAGCGAGGGCGAACGTGAATTTATAGAGGCATATTTCAAAGACTTCAAAACGCTAAAGAATGAGGAAGGCGAAACACTCGCTTATATCTACGACAACCACAACAAAAAAGCCAAGACGAACATTTTATGGAGTGCGCACATTGACACCATGCACAACTCAACGCCCGAACTTATCACGCAAGAAGTTTTCCTAGATACTTTCGGGACGGCGTTCGTAGATCAAGCGTCCGATTGTTTAGGCGCGGACGACGGCGCGGGGGTTTTCTTACTTCTTGAAATGATCGACGCCGACGTTGAGGGGACATATATATTCCACAGAGGCGAGGAGCGCGGGGGGTGGGGTTCGTCGCAGATCGCAGAACTTCATGCCGACTATATAAAACAATTTACACACGCGGTCGCGTTTGATAGACGCGGGACAACTTCGATCATCACACACCAACGAGGCGACAGGTGCGCGAGTGATGAACTAGGCCACGCATTAATTAAGCTATTCGGTAAAGACTTCCAACTCGACACAACGGGCATATATACAGACACGGCGGAATATGCGCACCTAGTCCCCGAGTGTCTTAATATCTCGATAGGCTATCAGTCAGAACACACAAGCGCGGAAACTTTAGACACGGCGCACGTCCTACGAATGAGGGACACAATCCTCGCTTATGATTGGAAACGCCAAGCCCTCCCGATTGTCAGAAAACCCGAACCGCGTCCACTATATTCATTTTACGGCGCACACAATCGCACCATGTCGCACGATCTCCCGACCTATGATGATCTACTATATACCGATTATAAGTCAATGTTGAAATGGGTTAAAAGTGCCAAGCCCGACGAGATTGCTAATGTTATCTATGACCTAGTCGATCAAATTCAATACATGGAGGAGGCGCAATACTACCCAATGAACGACGACCTCGACGCACCGCTCGACCGCACACCTTATCACTACTAGATTAATGCAATCACTCCACCTCGACGGGCTACCCATGCCCGTCTTTTCTTTTCACTTTAAATACTTGAGTATTCTACTCGGTTATTCTTTTTCTCTCACTTCGTCCACGCAATAAATACTTAATGCGCAAAATCTAGGGAACAGGTTTCATTAGAAACGGGGGCGTCAGCGCGACTAGAAGCGGGGAATTCCCCACGCCAAAAAAGAAACGGGGACAAAGTCAACGCAATAAATACTTAATGCGGACTAGAAACGGGGACTACAAAATAATTGTAAAATAATACTTGACAAGTAGAAACGGGGTTTGAGATAATCGTAGACCTCACTAACAGAAACGGGGATTGATATGAAAGAAGTTTTTATTAGCTATACAGAGGGCGATGACGATTTTAGGATTGTGGGCGATGATTACAAACAAGTATTGGAACGTCTATGTTTATTTTTAAACGATCAAACGAATTTCCCTTATCGGTTTAGTTTAGAACCTCCACAAAAAGAATGGACGGCAGAGAAGTTTGAACCCGCAGTTGAAACCGAGTTTGACGATTTAGATGACGGCATAACGTATTGCGTGTATTGCTATGACGAAGTGCCTGAATGGAAAGGCAGTTGTTGCGGTGAAAACCATTTTTTGACGGGAAAGGAAATAAAAGATTATGAAAAAGAATTATCTTACATAGACAAAAGAGTGAAAGGCGCATCAACATGAAACTCATTAACGGCACAGAGATAATAGACAATTCACCAAATGAAAAGGCGGGGGAACTAGCGGAAGCAATCTACGACGACGTGATTTGGTTGCTTGATATAGAGCATTTGTGTATCCAAGATGACGAAGACGGCAACACAAGTGATACAGAATACGGACAAGACTTATTTAATGCAATTTATGAACGATGTATGGCTTACTTTGAAAGGGAAATCAATGACCTATAAATCTACCATAAGACAAACGCTAAAAGAATGCTTAAAGACAATAAAGAATACGGCAGACTATCTAGAAGAAACAGCAAATGGGGAAGCTGACGAAATCAGAGCATCTAATTTACAATGGGCAGCACAAACATTAGAAAACTTATATAAAGAAATGGGGGAAGTATGAACAACATAGATAGATTAGAACGCGACATAGACCCGCCCGAACCACAAGAACCTATAAGGATTAAATCATGGTGGCTATCGGTTAAATGGGAAGACGGCAGAATAGAAGAGATAGCCCTACCCGCTGAATTTAGACAAGCGGGAAAAGACATTGAGAACTTTTTAGATGAAGTTGAGTATGAATACAATCGTGATATACTAGAACACCAAGCACAAAAATATGGAGACCCCGATGGTGACTACTGAAAAGAAAAAAGAAAAACAAATTATAGTCGAGCAAGTAATAGTGACAGGCTACGTTAAACACGCCAATGGTAGAAAGTCGCCGTTTGCATTTAACAAGAATGATTTTGAAGCAAAAGATTTACAGAGTATTTTAAACGGAGTAGGGAGAATATATCAATGACGCCCGAAGAAAAGAAAAGGCAGTTTGAGGAAAACATAGTTTCACTTGCAGTCGAGGAGTATTATAAGTACGCCGACGGAAAAGGTTTAGTAAGATCAGAAGCAGATGCAAAAATGTTTTATGAAGTTTATAGAATGGGTATCTACGCGGGTGTTAATTTCGCAACGAACCAATACATACAATCATTAAAAAACTTTGAGGAGAAAAAGAATGCAGGGGATTAAAGAAGAATTACAAAAAGCTATGGCAGAACGCTATGACATAGAGTTTACGCAGATGTCAGACTTAATTGCACGGGCGTACGAAGCGGGTTTAGAAGACGGCGCGATGAAAGCTAAAGCACAGATCATTAACTTAATTAACGGGGACAAATGATGAAAACAAAACCGATATATAAAGACTATGATAGAGAAATCTATATGAGTGAATTTACAACAATACCAAAAGAAAAATATAGACGTATGATTATTAGTGAAGTATTGGGTTGGGGTATTGCAGTATTTTTATTACTAATTACTTTGTTAAGATGAGGTGTATATGATTAAGTTTAGTGTGGTGTTAGAAGTATCGATGGAAGACGCGAAGTATGACGAGGTAGTTAAATGGGGTGTTGAACCTAGTGACCACGTCAATACAGTATTAGCTGAACCATTAAGAGAGAAAGGCTTTGTTGTAAATGCTTATAGCGTTGAGACCGAGCATAGATTGTATGACCGATTAAAGAAGTATCAAGATCATTTAATTCAAGCTGACGCATACAACGATTTAGAAAACGAGATCATTGGACGTGCTTGTGTAGGAGGACGATGTGAAGACTAATGATGAAGCTATAAAGCAACAAGTAGAAGAACATGATAAGGTCGAGAAGTTTAATATCTTTGACGCAATTATGTTTGGTATGAAGTGTAGTGTTGAACAACATAAACTAAAAGAAACGGGGACAGAAAATGACGGACGTTAAAGTATCAAGTAATGCAGAACTTCGAGAATATTGGGGTAATCTAGCAAGTAATTTTTTAGTAGGTAAAACGATACGACGTGTTAGATATTTAACTGATCGTGAACGTGAAGATATTGCATGGGATAAATCAGGACTTGTGATTGAGTTTGAAGATGGTCATTGGATACTTGCGATGCGTGATGATGAGGGTAATGATGCGGGTGCTATATGGACATCAAGCCAATCAGAATTAAACATCATTCCTGTGATTTAATATGGCAACGCCAGAAAGTAAAGTAAAGAAGCGAGTTAAAAAGATATTAGATGATCTAGGCGCATACCATTTCTCACCAATGGCAACAGGGTTTGGTAGGAGTGGTGTACCCGACATTATTGCGTGTTACAAGGGCAAATTCATCGGCATTGAGTGTAAATCGGGTAAAAATACCCCTACTTTGTTGCAATTACGCAACATTGATGACATAAAACGCAATGAGGGCTTGGCAATTGTGATAAATGAAGATAATATAGAGTCATTATTGGCTCTAGTAAAGGAGATACAATGACAAGATTAAGAAAAATTCTTAATAGTTATAAAAGTAAAGTAGTAAAAGTAATAAAAGATAATGTGAATCACCCATCACATTACACACAAGGCGCGATTGAATGTATCGACGCTATCAAGGAAGCCACCAAAGGACTATTTGGTATTGAGGCGGTATGCACCGCTAATATTATTAAATATGTTTGGCGTTGGAAATTTAAAAACGGCGTAGAAGATTTGCGTAAAGCAGATTGGTATCTACAACGCCTCATCAAAGAAGCTACCCCAAATAAAAAATAATTTAGTCCCTTAAACAAGGAGGTTATATGATAGATCAAGCATTAGCATGCCTAGCTACAACTATATTCATGGAAGCAAGAGGCGAAGGATTAGTGGGACAGATTGCAGTAGGTTATGTATTATATCGTCGCGCTGATTTTAATCCTAAGAATGTATGTAATGAGATGAGAAAGCCCTATCAGTTTTCGTGGTATGGTAAACTAAAACCTCCGACGCCTGAGGCGTTACGAGGAACTCAGTATTATAATATTGCATATCAGATATTAAATTTAAAAGTAAAAGATTATAGTAAAGGTGCGACAAATTTTCATAGCATAGCATTAAACAATCAATGGGGCATGAAACCCCGTGTTACAATAAACAACCATGTATTTTATTAGGAACTTAAAATGGAACAACAACCATACGCGTGGGCGATAGAAGAATTTAATAGTGATGGGGAGTTAGTATGGTCATCAATGTCAAACTTTAGACCGACAGAATTATCGTGGATACGAGACCTGCCCTCCAAGAAACATAACATAGTCTTAACACCTCTCTACAAAGATGAATCGAAAGCAGAGAAGATAACAGGGATTAAGAGTTATAAAGAATCAACACAAAAAATGATGGAGGCTTACAATGGACTTTAGGTATGAAGGTACGGGTTTTGTAGTAGTAGGATTTATTATTGGCTGTTGTTTAACGTGGGCAGTCATGCAAAGTATGCACGTACAAAAAAAATATAAAATGAATCTTAAATGTATACAGGGTGAGCTCTATGAAGAGATCAGACCTAACTTCTATGTTAAGTCGCACCTTGAATGTTTTGAGCAAAGGAGTTTTTAAATGGAAACAGGCGCAGTTATACTTGCTATTTATTTAACTTTATGGATTGCACTTTGGGGCGGGGACATTAAAAAAGATATAGGCATTGACAAACCCGCAGAACAAACGCAAGAAAAGAAATGATTCCATTTAGTTACGCAGTCGTAGATGATGAGGGCGAAGTCATACGCAAGTATCGATGGTCTGTCAAGGAAGCAAAATGGTTTACAGAAAAGAACCCTCATGCTAAAGTGATAAGACTAGAACAAGAACCTAAACAAACATCAACACAAATACAACAAGAACTATTTAATTTAGTAGGAGAGGCAACGTATTAAATGATAGCGGATTATAAAAAGAAGACAGACGAAGAACTTATTGCTACTGTAAATAAGTATATGGAAGATCACCCTAATGCAAATAGAAACCATATCATTTTACATGCGCACGGTAATCATCAAAGAATTAGAGACCTAGATAAGAAAGGTTTGATTAGCTTACCAAAAGCTCAAGTTAGAGGAGAAGTATGGCGTAAGTATTTTTATGTCCAATCAAAAGATAAGATGTTTATACGATGAGTGATGACATCGATATGGCTAATGATTTGGTACAACACGCTATTGATGTCGGCATAAGGAACGCACATGATAAAATCAAAAAACCTTCTAATCAGACAGGGAAGTGTATATGGTGTGAAATCCCAGTCAAAGATGACCGACGTTGGTGTTCTACCGAGTGCCGTAATGAATTTGAAAAATACGCAAAATAAAAGGAGAAAGATTGTGGCAGACGCAAATTTAAATAACTTTAGCCCTGAAGCACGTATAGCAATTCGAGAATTTCAAACATGGCAAATGAAAGTATTTGCTAAGAATGCAAAGAAAGGGTGGCACTTTTTTCAACCCGATGCCTTTGATAAACCTACACCTCGTTCAGCAAGAGAAGCATGGGGCTCACCATATGAAAGCGAAGACCGAATAGAAAAAGATGAGAAGATAACTAATAGAATTATGGTTGGTTTATTCTTAATCTTTGTGGTAGTATTGTCGATCATATAAAGGTTATATCATGGAAGAGTTCTATTGTTTTAGTTGTGGCAAGCACAAATCGATAGGTGTTAGATCAGATAAAAAAGTAGGGAGGTATAAATCTCTCAATTTATGTATACCCTGCAACGAAAAAGTTAAGAAAAAAACAGCCATAAGTAAACGAGATCCTGAAGAACTAATAGGTTATCAAGGATATAAAGTGAAACACATGAAGAGGGCTACAAATAATCACAATAAAAAACTATATTTAACTGATGTAGTTTATAAACAATTTAAAGAACGAGAAATTATATAATGCAATTAATTACACTAGATTTTGAGACCTACTACGATGTAGGTTTTAGTTTATCAGGGCTTACAACAGAGGAGTATATTCGAGATGCAAGATTCCAAGTTATTGGCGTCGCAATTAAAATTGATGAGGCAGAAACGTATTGGGTTACGGGGTCACACGCAGATATACAAGATTCTCTTAACAAAATTGATTGGAAAAACTCTGCCCTTCTTTGTCACAACACGCAGTTCGACGGGGCTATTCTTGCATTCCGTTTTGGTATCGTGCCTGGTCTCTACTTGGATACTCTGTCTATGGCACGGGCTACGAACGGCGTTGAAGTAGGAGGAAGCCTTGGATTCTTGGTTGAGTACTATGATTTAGGTGTAAAAGGTACAGAAGTTGTCCAAGCTAAAGGTAAAAGGTTAGAAGACTTTAGTGACATTGAATTGTCAGCATACGCGGGCTACTGTATAAATGATGTTAACCTTACATACAAACTATTCGGCGTACTCGCACCTAAATTCCCGCAGTCAGAGATTGATCTTATCGACTTAACACTTCGTATGTATACTCAACCTCTTTTAGAAGTGGACGACGCCTTACTACAAGACCGCCTCATTGAAGTTCAAACAGAGAAGTCAGAGTTATTACAAGGCCTCATGGTTAAGTTAGAATGTGATACAGAAGAATGTGTACGGGGTAAGTTAGCAAGTAATAAACAGTTTGCCGAGATACTACAAGAGTTAGGTGTCATCGTGCCTACAAAGATTAGTCCAGCAACAGGCAAAGAAACATTTGCTTTAGCTAAAGGTGATCAAGGCTTCATAGATTTATGTGAACATGAAGACCCGTTCATTCAACAATTATGTACCGTCCGTTTAGGTACGAAGTCAACGATAGAAGAATCTCGTATTGAAAGGTTCATCGGTATTGGTGCTAGGAACAAAGGTAAACTACCTATTCCACTTAAATATTACGGCGCTCATACGGGGCGATGGGCGGGATCAGATAAGGTTAACTTCCAAAACCTACCCGCTCGAGATATTAAAAAGAAAGCGTTGAAGAACGCAGTCATAGCACCTGATGGATATAAAGTTATTAACGCTGACTCATCACAGATTGAGGCTAGAGTTCTTGTATGGTTAGCGGGACAGAACGATGTCGTCCAATGGTATAAAGAAGAACGAGATGTATATTGTGAGTTTGCTTCAACGGTATATGATCGCCCCATTACTAAAGCTAATAAGATTGAACGTGCGGTAGGTAAGACTTGTATTCTTGGATTAGGATATGGTACAGGGTGGGCTAAACTACAACAGACATTAAAGATGGCGGCGGGTGTTGAGTTAGATGAACGCGAATGTAAAAGGTTAGTAAGTGTTTATCGTAATATTAATAGTAAGGTGATTGATCTATGGCGTGAATGTGAAGAAGCCCTACGAGATATAGCCTCATGGCCTAATGGTAAAGAACCATATCCTATTGGTCAACACAATGCGTTATACGCTACACCTCAAGGTATCAAGTTACCTAATGGGTTATATATTAAATATCCGGGTCTTACATGGGATACTTCAGAGGCTAAATCTAAATATGTATATAAGTCAAGACGCGGATTTATTTCCATTTGGGGAGGATCTGTAGTAGAGAACGTGGTGCAGGCATTGGCGCGGATTATTATTGGCGAACAGATGTTAAAGATTAATGAGAAGTATAGACCCGCTTTAACAGTACACGACGCGGTAGTAAACGTAGTACCTGAGGCAGAGATAGATAGTGCGATGGAGTATATTATTGGTACGATGTCAACACCTCCTGATTGGGCTACAGGGCTACCTGTTGCATGTGAGGCACACTTTGGAGATAGTTACGGGGACTGCTAATGCCTAGAACTTATAAAAAAGTAGAATGGGTGAGGAAATATTTAGTAAACAAAGCCCTTATTGAAGGCAGAAAATATTATAGATGTATAGAAAAAGAACTTTTGCACGATGAGAGAAAGTTAAAAAGAAATAAAATATTAGCTACATGGAGAGAAAAAAATAGGCAGAAGATACGGGATAGAACTAATAAATGGGGTGCCGAAAATAGAGATACCCTAAGAATAAAAAGAAGAATATATGTTGAAAAGAATAAAGATCATTTTTTATTCCGAGCTAAAAAAAGATACTATGAAAAATATGAGTATCTTAGAAACCAAGCTGCTGAATGGAGAGAAAAAAATCGTGAAAATATTAGAGAGTATGCAAAAAAGAAATATCATGAACTAAAACATACTGAAACCTACATGGCAGGCATGAGAGCTAGGGGTATGAAAAGATATACAGCCAAAAAGAAAAGATGTCCTATATGGCTATCAAAAGATGATGAATGGATTATAAAAGAAGCATACAAGTTAGCTTATATACGGAAAAAATTATTTAAGGTAGAATGGCATTTAGATCACATTATTCCATTGCGAGGTAAGTTAGTTTCAGGATTACATGTACCATTAAATATCCAAGTAGTACCAGCTAAATGGAATCTATATAAAAATAATAAACATTCAAAAAAATATTTTGGAGAACAAGATGAAGAAAACAGCACAGAATGACATAACAGGGGATTGGCTACAATCTAAACCTAACAATGAAATGTTTGAAAAGAACTTTGATTTAATCTTCCGTAAAAAGAAAGAACCTATACCTCATGAAGAATTTGTAAAATCAATGTTAGAAAATGAAGAGGTATATGAAGAATTAGCCCGCATAGAAAAAGAATTACCCGAGTATGAACTTAATAAATCAACAGGTGAAGTTCAAAAGAAAGAAGACTAATGGCTAATTTTACTTGGTCGTATTCAGCTCTTAAAGAGTATGAGAATTGTCCTAAGAAGTATTACGAGATCCGTGTAGCACAAA